ATGGTGAAGTGGCAACCATTTGCCAGTATGCCGGAACAGTTTGCAGGAATTAGAGAAATACTTAATGACTTAAATAAAGTACCGAAACCAATAGTTTCTGAAGATATGAAAGAGCAAATTCAACATAGTCTTATTCGATCCATGCAAACTCATGAAGAAATATCAATTTCTTACTATCGCGATGGCATGATACAGGACATGTACATAAATGTGCTACACATCGAACCAATGTTAAAAATCGTATATTGTACGGATGCATTTGGTCTCAACACAGAATTTAAGTTTGATGAATTAGTGAATATAAATTAAATAAGAGCCGCCCGACAGGACGGCTCTTATTTCTGTTCGTAAAACTATTCTTTTGTATAAAAATACTTAAGGCCTTTTGCATCTAACCACGCAGTTACTTTATCTAATTCATTTCCTTGACGATAATCCGTTTCAAAATATACAAGCCCTTGACGATCTCCACGAGACACAATTTTAGAAGTGTATCCAAGCGTATCCATCATTTGAATCATTTCTGGAATTAAATTTACACCAAATTCATAAGTAATCACCTTATTATGTTTGTTCACGATAATCTCCACTCCTTCTTGTTTATACGATTTATTTGTAAACCAATCTAACGATTTGCTTCCAATTAATTCATTTAAATCACACTTTCCAATACCAGGTACATTACCTGTTTCAGTGTATTGCCATATATCGCATGGATAATCCGGTTTCTTCCCTCCATAACGTGGAATCCACACAAAGTCAGCTTTCACATTCGCCATACCAAATGGAAAATACATATGATGGCCAACATATAAACCAACTTTTTGAGCACCTAATCGGCGTAGTTCATCGATAAAAGCTTGTGTTCCTGCTCTCATATCATCCATTGTTTTTACTTCTACATCAGCAACCCAGACCGTTGCGCTCTTGTCTCCGCGGTTCCAAAAGTCTCGAGCTTCTATACGTGCATCATTTTCAGAAACAAAACGACAAAACGCATAGTTACCAAAAGGAATTTTATGCTGCTTCATAGCTTGTACATATCCTTTATATAGAGGATCTACATAATTTGAACCATCTTGTACACGAGCGATGATAAAATCAATGTATTGTTTTGCCACGGGCCAATTAATATCTCCATTCCATTTTGAAATATCTACAGTGTAACCCATTATTTATCCTCTCCTTCGCTGTTTACATCATGATCAGACCAAATTCCCAATGCGATACCAACTGTCAACAAATATGGTGCTAATTCATCCAAAAAGCTTTTAGCTTCTGGTACACCAAATTTCGTAAATAAAAATCCAAGCAAAGAAAAAACCGCAACCCATGTTTTCCAGTTGCGGAATCGTTTTTTTATATTCTCTTTTGTCATAATTAATTTATCTCCTTTTCTAAGGTATCAATACGTTTATGTGCTTGTTTAGAACTTTCCTCTACTCTTGTAATTCTTTCTCCAAATAAAATCATTTGTTTTTCACTTGCCTTTTGATCTATGCGAATATCGTCAACACCTTTACTGATGTATTCTAATTTCGCTTTCAATTCTGCCCCTTGCTGACCATCTGATTTAATTTCTTTTGAGCGGTTCAGCGAATAAGAAAAATACCCAATTAATGCTGATGCGATTGCGATAATTAATCCAATTTCAACTGTCATAATTCCCCTCCTTTTTAGGCAATAAAAAAAGACCAGCTATTGCTGCTCCTGCTCTGTTTCTGTGTTATTTTCATTAGTTGGTGTTGGCGGTTCTTGTGGAGGATATTCACCTGTAAGTTTAAAATAATCATTTGCACAAATGTTCCGTTTAACAACTCCTAAGTTCAATTCATATAATTTGGCTCCACAACCACATAACTCACATTTCGTTAAAACCCTAAAACCAATAGTTCCGTCAGACATGTCCCGCCACACCTCAACTTTACTCGTATCATTGGAAACCCCTGCATTATCTAACATGTCAGCAGGTACTTGTATAAAGACTCCTGTTTCCGTTCGTTTTACGTCTACTATTCTTCCCATATAAGGAAGCGTTTCACCTTCTTGAAAAGGCATCATATAGTTAATATCCATGTTTAATCCTTCCTTTCTATCCAAGTGCGTTAAATTTCCAACCACTTGGAGTACTCGCATAAAAACCCGGTCCAGCATTACCGTCTGTAAAACGAATATGACCCCACTGTTGGAATCCACCGCCACCTAAGTTAATTCCCTGCATTGCTCGTATATTCCTAAAGATTTTAACTTCTTTTTCAGTACTTATATCAAACGTTTGTCCGTCTGGTGCTGGAGATATATTATTATTCACACCACCTACAGCAAGTGCGTTAAACGGCTGAATACCATCTGCTCTTTCTGCTGCAGCACGATCCCAATTATACATAGATGCATATTTGCCACTGTATAGCGTTACACCACTTACACAAATCGCTGTCCCTTGTCTCATGTCAGCATTAGCAGAACAAACTTTAATAATCAATGCATGTTGTTGCGGAATATAGTTTGTTGGCACTTTGAAAGTAAAAGAATACCTTCTGATTTCTCCGTAGAATGTAGACGGCTCAGGAAAGTCCATCTTTTGTTCACTCAATATGTCGTAACTTACGTTGTCTCGGAATTTAACGCAGCATACGTGTATTCTCGGTTTTCCTGTCTTACGCACGCCATTTATCATAGCAGTTCTAAAATGAGCTGATGCTGTATATTCGTTACCAGGATGTATACCGTTATTCACGATTGCTTCTGGATAGTTATACATATCTACCCTTGCGGCATTCACCATTTGCTCGTAATCAAATATATGTGTATTCTTTTCTATTACGACATTTCCCCAGGACTTCCAAGTAAGACCGTATCCACCTTCAAATCCATAATAATCGTTATGTCCAATGTTTTTCTTTGTAACACTAGAAAAGTCGGGATCTGCTATTAGGTTTCGTCTTGATACTGCAGTTGTTTTTGTGCCCCATTCGTCTTGGAATAGGAAGTCTAGCATTTTAACAGTTACACCATCTTTATCAATGGTTATCTTATCACCATCAATTCTAATAAGATTCGTATCAATGCCTTTTGCAGTTAACCATTTCACCATTGTATCAGCATTAATATTCAGTTTCTCAGCATCGATTGTAATCTTACCAGGTGACATATTAATAGAAGTAATAATACCGTCTTTTAAAATTTGTGCTAAGATCCCTTCATCTAATACCTGTAACTTCGATTCTGTTTTCTTTACATAGGCATTATAGGTCTCATTAATAAAACTTTCCTGTTTTTTGGAAATGATAGTAACGCCTTCTTCATTAGTAGCGATACTTCTTTCTAATTCGGTTACTTTTTTATCGTAATCTTTAGTTGCTACCCTATTAGCAATATCTTCTATCATTTTGTCAGCATCCGTTTGATCTTTCGGATGTAACCAAAATTCTGTAGCTATAGTGCCACGTTGTAACATTGGTGCGGCACACCATAAACGCCCATTTCTTGTAACGTAATAACGCCATCTCACAAACGCTGCATTGGCTGGCGCTTTATCTGTACATACAGCACGAATCCATGTATGATTTACAACCTTGATATTCGTTCTAGCTGTTTTAATGCGAGTTTTTTTGTCAGCAGTCCACCATTCAATTTCAATAAATGCACCGCCACTATCAATAGGTGTTTTCCCATCAGTATTGAAATAGCCTGATGCAACAAAGTCTTCGTTAACCTGACACTCAATGAATTGACTTGTAAGTCCCCACCAACGATCTTGAGTCTGGCCAGTAACGGTAATTGCGAATGTACTCATACCTTTGTATTTTAAATTCGTATCAACAGATCCAGTTGCTCCATTACCACTATTCCAAAACCAATATTTCTGTCCTAACTTAAAATCAGCATCACGCAACTCGTTTACAGTACCTAAACCACCTACATAATTCTCAACATCTTTTATTTCTACTTTTCCTTCCAGAGCTTTTGCAGTAGTTTCCCAACCCGCTTTAGCTTCTTGTAATTGCGTACCTTGTTTGGTTTGTATTTCTTGTATACTAGTAACATTTTCTTTAATACCATCTGCTGTTTTCTCTACAGTAGTAACACGCTCGCTAAAATCAACTTGTGTTTTTTCTACCGTTTTGATACTTTCTTTGATTCCATCCACACTTTTCTCAATCTCGGTTGTTTTCTTGTTGAATTCCTCATTCGTTACTTGGTCTTCTGGTGCCGGTGTCCATGCGGTAGGTACTGTGCCAACTTCTAATTTAGGCTTTTCAATTAACACGTCTCCTGTGAAATCACGTCCTAAAGCGTAAACTAAAATCTCTTTAATAGGCTTATCCATTACTACAGCACTCGCTGTAAATCTTTCCTGTTTATACTGTTTACCTAGTGTTAGACGGTTTTCTACACGGCAGCTAGGATAAGCAAATGTATTGTCTGTAAAAGTAATTTTCACTTCGAAACCAACCCATTTATTCGTTGTACCCCATGCAGTAACCTTACCTGTAAATAAAAAACTCATAGCAATATTCTTGCCCTGAATTAAAGTAACCGCATCCTTAGCTACACCAAAATAGGTATGAGGCTTATTTTCTCCAGTCTTCACTGAATGGGATTTAGTAGCTGTTTCTAGTAATAGATTTCGGATACCAATTTCCGTATTATCAACTTTCTTTTCTACACTAGTTAACTTTTCGATGATTTCCCCAGCTTTTTCTTCTATTTCAGTAGTTGTTTTCTTTAGATCATTTGTTGTTTTCTGTACCTCAGAGATTTTCTTTATTGTGCCATCGGAAGTCTCTACTACTGTATTTAATTTCTCAGTGATCTCACCGTTTTTTTTCGTTAACGAGTCAATAGATTTAGTAAAACCTTCGTTGGTTTGTTTCATTTCAGAGACAGTTTTGTCAATTTCACCTTGAGAGTTTTGTACATTTTTAATAGTTAAAGAAACTTCTTGAAGGTTTTCTGTTACTTCCTTGAATTGACCAGCAGTTTCATTTTGCGCTTCTTCCACTTTCTTATTTAATTCTTCTTTTGTAAGTTGAATATCCTTATTAACCTGCTCTAGTGTATCTTTTTTAATTGATTCCACATCAGGAATAAGAAGCTCCCAACCTTTACCGTTCCACACTTTTAGAACACCAGGTTTACCGTTACTAATATCTCGCCATATCGTCTTACCAATTTTAAGATTCGTTGTTGGTGGATTCACAGCCTCGATGATTTCTACTGTATTATTCTTCAAGTTTTCTTGAACTTTCTCTGCTAACTCTTTCGCTGCTTTCGACTCTTTCTGTGCTTCATTTACTTTTTTATCAGTATCTTGTACAAGTTCTTCTAATCTATCTAACAATTCTTTATTTGCTTTATTTCCTAAAGTAGCGCGAATCCTATTGTACATTTTTCTTAACTCTTCGTTCGCATCAGTAATTTCACGATAATCACCAAACACGTATTGATCTTGTGAAGGATCAGTATGTGATTCATCACCAACGATTGCCCTTGCTTCAAGGTATAACTTAGGTGTGAATCCTGTATCTTTGATTCGGATTGTATCGCCCTCATTAATTAGTTCATGTGCTAGTCCGAAAATACGTCCAATCGATTGCGCTTCTACTTCGTATGAAACAGAAGATACACGTTTTGCTAGCTCTGTTTTCATAAGAGTCAGTAAACGTTCTGGTGTGATATTTCCTTCTGTTTCCGGAGTATAGAAACCAAATTTATGCTTTCCATGTTCATTCCACCGTTGGAACGCATCATTATCAACAATGTAAGGAAGTCCGTTATTGATACTCTCAATTGTGATAAGTTTATCACCTTCATCTCGTACAAAACCGACAAGTGCTGTGCAAATATCTCTTGAGTGCTCAATACGTCTAACACCAACTAAATCTTTTCCTAGCACTACTTCTTTTCCAGTTTCTTGGCCACGTTTCCTTATCATATCTACATACCAGCCAGTGATTTGAGAACCTACTACTTCGACACGATATTGGATTTCTAACTCAAATAAAGTAGCGATTTTCTTTAAAAAAGCGAGCGGATCTATAAATTCATCAATAGTCATTGTATGGAATGAAGAATAATCGGTTTTTCCACGTTTCCACTTTGAATCCGCAAGAGCAATATCTATAAACGTATTAACTGTTTCACTCTCTATGCGTTGTGGTTTAATGAACCCATCCTTGGCTATTTGAACCCAAGCGCCAGAAGCATGTACAGTAATCGTTCTATCATTAGATTCTTTTTCTACTTCATTATTGATAACATACGGAACAATACGACCATCACGCACTTCCTTTAATACTAAGTTCTGTTGTTGTAATGCAACTGCATGTGAAGTTCCATCAAAAGTTTTAAATTCTAACGTATCAATGTTGTTTTTGATTTCCCAATGGCGTTTATCATCCCAATAGTCCTTTGATTGAATGACTGATATAATCTGATCTGTTTTGAAATCAACAACATGAAGTATCCCACTTGGTGTTCTCATCTAAATCGCTCCCTATATTTCACCTTTGCTGTTCCTATATCGGAAGGTATGATTTCAAGTGTATTAATACCTTTATTGATAACAGGAAAATTACTAAAAATATCTTTTATGTTAATAGCGTTTTTCCCCTCAATACTGACATGACTGCTTTCTGTATCAATCACGACTTTGTCACCAACATCGAATATATAAGGCGGTGTATTTTGATTATTTAAATTCACTTTCCAAAATTTCAAATCAGAAACTGACATCGCTTCTACTGGCGGAACATCTTGCCACTGCATGATACTAATCTGTATTTGAGCTGCTTTTTCCATATGTTTATTGTCTTTATCGGTCCATCTTGCAAAGCGTTCTGAATCATCTTTTTCTGTTCCAGGAAGAAATTTTGAAATATAAGCCTCCCAATCATTACCGGTTCTAGCGATCCACAACCTACCATAATACTGATTCCATGTATTCGGATAATCACCACTCTCATAAATCAAACCTATTTTTCCAGGCTTATTATCATATCCAATTACCATCGTTCCAAAATTTTGTTCAGCTTGCCAATAGAGGTCATTCATGGCAATTTTTGAAAGAACTTTGCTGTTTTCATCGAGTATCGCTATCTCAACTCGTCCCATTTCATTGATCTTTTTACTTTTACATGTAACGTGGGCTTGCATAATAAAATCTTGTACTGGCCCACCAGGAATACTCTTTTTAACAGATGCGCCATGCCATCCATTACTCGAACCATAGTCCGAACAATAGAATTGGTAACTATCTGTTTTCATTTCACCAACTGGATTACCATCTTCCATAGAACTAACCTTACTCCACCCTACAGTAGTGGACATATCATCCCATATAAGACGCTGATTTCTTTCTACAGGCAATTGTTCCATTTTTAATGGCACTCCAATACGGAAATAATCTGGTTCTTTTGAATATTTATCTTCAAACCATACATCTAAAAAAGTGTTTGGTTTTTTAATATCAATTTCAATAATCGGATTTGAATGCACAGAGCCTTTGTTTTTAACATTGGCAATTAACCCTCGACCATCATTTTCAAAATCAACCGTTTGCTCATTTCCTAACTTATACGGCATGGGACAAATAAATTTCAAAGTGCCTTGTCCGATATCCACAAATTTATCAATATCAAAATCTTCATCTATAACTGCCATATAGGTTCTATCAGGCATTACATCAAAAATCAGTTCTGCTGGATTTTCAGTAATAAGCCACTCCGCTATTTCTTCTTTTAACGTTTCTAAATTCGTCCCATTTGGAACAATAATCCCCACAGGTACAGAAAGAGGACGGGTTTCGGTATCTGTACTTAATAACCTTGCCCCCGGATATCCGGGGGTTTTCAGAAAATTCCTCCTTAAAGGCGCCCATGTTGGAGGATTCCACCCTCTTTCAATATAAATATAACTTTTTCGTTCTCCATTAAATTCAAAGGAACTCATCGTCTCTCTCCTTTTATACAAAAGAAAAGAAACCCAAATCTAAAAGATTGAGTTTCTTGCTTGTGCTCTATTTTGATATTCAGTTACATACGGATGGCTCACACGCGCTATTTCTCTTCCTTCTAGTATGACAGGAATTTCAATATAAGTAGGTTCTGACTTCATATAGGGTTGCTTATCAGGATTATCATTGTCAGGTCTATATTGAATGACATTAGGATTATCAGATAATACTTCTCTCCATCTAGAAAGGCTGCCTACATCATGAATAGAAAGTCCCTCAAATCGTTCCATTTGACGTCCAATTTCTCTTACCATATCACGCATATTTTCAGGGATATGTGTAATCCAATCATTTTGCCAATCTCCATCTACAAAGATTGCATTAAAATACTTTGTTAGTGGGTCATCACCTTGGAAACTAAATATTTCTTCTGGTTTTATAGAACGAATACTATCCATAGCTCCTGTTACTGTATCTTGCAATGCATCTCGCACAACAGAATATTGACTTTTAATACCTATCGCAATTCCTTGTGCCATACGAACACCAGAAAATCTCAACTTATTTGATTCACTATTTAATTTCAGTTCATTTACAAGAGCTGCGTTTGCCTTGGTACCCATTTCTCTACTTTCTTTTTCAGCCATGTGAGCTGATTTCTGAATACCTAGCGCAAATCCTTCACTAAACGGCTTACCACCTTGATCACGTGTTAATTTTGATGGAGAGTTTACATTAAGTGTAGCTTTCAATGCATCAAATGCACCTCGTGCCAAACTAGCTGCTACATTTTGTACATTCCATTCACCATTAGATATACCGTTAGCAAAACCACTAGCAAAAGCTTCTCCAGGACTAAGAGAGCTGACACTCCCTAATCCATCTTTACCACCTTGAGCAACACTTGTTCCGCTTGCAACAGCGGCTCCACGTTTTGCTCCCATATCACTTGCGAATTTATTACCAGCCTTATCACCACCGCCACCATCGGTTGCACTTCCTAACATACCCTCTACACCTAATTTAACATTACTAGCTGCTCCGACTACATTCCCTTTATTCCCGTTAATTAGTCGTTGCATAAGAAGAGTAGAAGATGCGCCACCATTTCCATCTGTGGTTGATCCTAAAGTATTTTCTACACTTTGTTTAACACCTACGGCCGCTCCATTGACATTGCCTTTATTATTATTAATATTATTAAACATCATAGAAGTCGCGTTATTACCGCCATTATTATCAGTTGTACTTCCTAATTGCTGTTCAACGCCTAGTTTAATATTAAAAGCTTCACCTATAATACTTGGCTTATATTGAGCCATAATTCGATTCATTAATGTAGTAGAAGCTGCTCCACCATTTCCGTCTGTGGTTGATCCCAGTGTTTGTTCTACACCCTGCTTAACTTCCTCTGCGGCTTGAACAGGTTGACCCCCATTTTGACGAATTCCATCTGCGGTACTTTGCGGAATAGCTGCCCCTTGCTGAGTTGTATCAATGTTTGTTTTTTGTACAACCATTTGTCTTATAACTTCGAGTGCCTGATCTATATTAAACTTCCCATTGTGTAAGCCTTGAACAAGAGACGCAATTGTCACTTCTCCATTCGGCCCTAAGTTGTACTTAGTCTTATCTTCAATATTAACTCCCAAAGTATTGAGAACGTCTTGCACATTAATAAACCCTGTTTCCATACCAGTTTTTAACGTAGCCATTATACGAGTGCCGTCTTTTGCTAAATCTGCTGCTGTTAATTTAGATAACTGTTGTTGAAAAAAAATAAACACAGCGTCAATACCTACTGTGCCCTCGTGTAATCCATTTACAAATTGTGTAGTTTTCATTTTTCCGAGTGGTCCTAAATCTATATCGAGATTCTTCTTTAAATCTAAGTTTAACTTAGATGCGACCTCCCCGATATTCATCTGTTTAAAACCATCGGTAAATGAAGTCATGACTTTAATACCTTCTGGTGTCAATGGTTTATTACCCATTTCTGACCGCATAGTGTTTATGATTGCAATCGCTACATCTTGGACTTTGTACTTACCAGATTTAATTCCATCAACAAATTCTTCTACTGCAACCCAACCTTGCTCTCCTAAATCAATCGTTTTACTTCCATCTTCAAATGTTTTTGCGATGTCATTTGCAACTTCAATAGATTTTTCACGAGTTGACTGGAAAAGATTATCATAAACAATATTAGAATTTGCAATTAATGACTCTCCATATGTTTTTACTTCATCAGCACTTTTCTTTCTCAGATCAGCTTCTTTTGAAGCTCTATCTTGAAGTCGCTTGAATAGATTCTCATTTGTGCTTTCAATTATTTCGGAATTCTTAACGTACTCTCCGAATCCTCGACCCTGAATTTTAATTTTTTCAGTTTCAGCCTTCGTAATACCTGTTGTTAAATCCATCTCAACACCTTTGGATTCTAACACTTTTTGCGCTTGTTGAAGTTGTTGCTCATACCCTTTTGTTATCAATACAGATTGCTCAGAGTATTTTTTGTTAATTTGAGCTATCGCAATTTCTTGCCCTTTAGTATCAGCTATTTTGCTTTTCGCAAACTCTATTTCTTTTTGTCTTGCTTTATCTAATTCATTTGTTAATTTCGTATACTCTGAACCTAGCTCTTTTACTTTACCTTGAATTGTCTCAACAGAAGTATTTTTGTTGAAATTATCCATTGCTTTACCTATTTTTTGAATCTCATCCACACTTTTTGAAGCTGCTTTTCCAACCTCTGCATCAATAGCTTTTAAAGCTGTAAGAAATACCGACTTATCGGCCGCAGTCATCTTATATATTTGTCCATTATATTGTGTAAGTAAGCTCTGAATTTTCTCATTTGCCTTAATAACTGCTTCTTCTTGTGCCTTAAATACTTCCATTTGATCGTTAACAATTTTATCTTTTGCCCTTAATACTGCGGAATCAGTTTCTCCAGCAAACCAACTATCTAAATGAGCTTGTAACTTGCCTCTATCTTTATTAATCGCTTGGATTGCCTCGTCTGCTAACTTACCAAATTCGTCATGTGCTCGTTGTACAGCCTCTTTAGCCTTATCACCTGTCATTGTTGGTATTTCATCTAATGTTTTAAAAGCCTGTTCTTTTAAATTCACATACCCTTCAAGAGCTTTTTTCGTACCTTCACTTACACCATCACCAAAGCGCCTACTGTC